TTAGAGGCTCAAAGAAACATTCAATACGGGTTCAGGCCTGTTGGCTTTCACGGGGATGAGGCTTTGACTCCTAATACATTGAAAGCTACAGGAGAGACCGGAGAGGTTACGGTGGTTACGTCATGAGCTTTACATTTGCGCAGTTAAAAACAGCGTTGCAGGATTATACTGAGAACACAGAGACTTCTTTTGTCGCCAATCTCCCCCTTTTTATACGGGCTGCAGAGGAACGAATTTTAAAGTCGGTTCAGTTAAACTTGTTTCGAAAAAACGTTTCGGGAGTTATGTCGATTGGCAATAAATTCCTTGCGGCCCCGTCTGACTTTTTAGCTCCTTACTCTTTGAGTTATACCAGTGGCTCTGAGCAAGTGTTTGTAGAGTTTAAGGACGTTAGTTTTATTCAAACATACAATCCAGACTCTACTGTTACAGGGTTGCCGAAGTATTATTCTTCGTTTGATGTCAGTAATTTTATCTTGGCTCCTACGCCAAATGGGTCTTTTGTTGCGGAACTTCATTACTTGTATCGCCCTGCAAGTTTGACTGCAGGGTCGGGAAGCGGCACAACATGGTTAAGTGAAAATGCAGAGTTAAGCCTGCTGTACGCTTCGTTGATAGAGGCGTATATCTTTATGAAAGGTGAGCAGGACGTTATGGCAATGTATGACAAGCGATATCAAGAGTCGTTGGTTGGCTTGAAGTTGTTGGGAGAGGCTAAAGAAACTACGCAGGACTATCGTGTTGGTCGGATTATAAGGCCTAAACAATGAGTTTTCTTGTTTCTATGGACGTTCCAAAAGAACCCATTGTCACTGTTCACACGACCAACAACCGTGGGCACACCCCTGAAGAGATTGCTGCTCGGTGTGTTGGTCGAATTGTTTCTATATCTGACAACGCGCATCCTGCAATACAGGCTCAGGCTCGTGAGTATAGGAGCGCGGTAGAAGCTGTCATGGTGCTCTTCATGAAAGAGGCTATTCAATCGGACAGAACTACGGTATGTAATGCAATAAAAGATGCAGGGCATTCCAGCCTTGCAGAGCTTATAAGGAGATTGTAAATGGCTATTAGTCAAGCAATGTGTACCTCTTTTAAAAAAGAACTTTTAGAGGGCGTTCATAATTTTAAGAACAGCGGAGGCAGTACTTTTAAGCTGGCCTTGTTCACAGAATCTGCGAGTTTAGGTGCTGCAACCACGGCGTATGCAAGCAGCGGAATAAATGAGGTTGCAAACGGCAATGGGTATTCTACAGGGGGCAATACTTTGACTCGTGTAGACCCAACAACCAGTGGTGTAACGGCGTTTACTGACTTTGCTAATACTACATTTAGCAACTCAACTCTCACGGCGAACGGTGCAATGATTTATAACGACTCAGTTTCGGGTGATCCGGCTGTAATTATTCTTGCTTTTGGTAGCAATAAATCTTCAAGCAGCGGGGATTTTACTGTGCAATTTCCAACACCCGATGCGAGTAGCGCAATAATTAGGATAGCTTAACATGGCAATATCTCTAGGAAATCGTGCAAAAATGTCCACCAGTACCACGGGTACTGGAACGATAACCTTGGGCAGTGCCTCTACAGGGTATCAAACGTTTGACGCTGCGGGAATTACTAACGGTCAAACGGTGCGTTACGCTATTGAAGACGGCAGTAACTTTGAGATTGGGAGCGGCACATACACTACAAGCGGCACAACTCTCACTCGCACTGTCACAGAAAGCAATAACTCAGACAATGCAATAACTCTTAGTGGTAGCGCACTGGTGTTTATTACCGCTACGGTTGCGGACTTGTTTGTTAATGACGGTGCGTCTAACTTAACTACAACAGGAGTTGGAACTTTTGCTTCGCTTGATATAAGTGGAGACATTGATGTTGATGGGACAACAAACCTTGATGTTGTAGACATAGATGGGGCTGTAAATATAGCCGCAGACTTAACTATTGCCAGCACTAATAAGATTTTGTTTAACGATGCTAGTCAGTTTATCCAAGGTAGTAGCGCAACAGTTCTTACTATAGCGGCTACCGACGAGATAGATTTGACCGCGACAACCATCGACATAAACGGCGCGGTTGCTTTAAATGGGGCTATCACAGGTGCTACTAATATAACGTTAAGTGGTGAATTAGATGCAGCAACAGGAGATTTCTCTGGTGATGTTGACGTAGATGGTACGTTAGAAGCTGACGCTATAACATTAAACGGCACCGCAGTAACAGCCACTGCTACTTTAGACACGGGCATTTCAAACAACAACGTGCCTAAGTTTACTAGCGGTGTTGCTGATAATGATTTCTTGCGAGTAGATGGAACGGCTATTGAGGGTAGGTCAGCTTCAGAAGTGTTGTCTGATATTGCAGCAGCACCAGCGGCAGGCAGTTCAAACATTGTCACAACGGGAGCATTAAACTCTGGGTCTATTACGTCTGGGTTTGGCGCAATAAATAACGGGGCAAGCAACATAACCACAACAGGCGTTGGAACTTTTGCCTCTTTAGATATTAGCGGTGACATAGATGTAGATGGCACGACCAATCTTGATGCGGTAGATATTGACGGCGCTGTGAATATGGCAACGACTGCTCTAATCACAGGAGTTCTTACAACTACGGCGGCCACGGTCTTTAATGGTGGATTTGCTAGTAACGCAGATTCTCTTGTTGGAACTGACAAAAAGATAAAGTTTCGTGACGCCGCTATCTATATTAACTCATCTGCGGATGGTCAGCTTGATATTGTAGCAGACACTGAAATTCAGATTGCGGCTACTACAATCGACATTAACGGCGCTATAAACGCTAGTGGTGAAATTATAGCTGCAAGTTTAGATATTTCTGGCAACGCGGATATTGATGGAACGTTAGAAACAGACGGACTTACGGTTGGTGGTGTTGCTGCCAAAGTTGCTGGTTTAGAAACCATTTGGATTCCTGCAACAGCTATGTATCCAGCAACAACAAACGGGAGTTCTGCTCTAACGCAAGTTGAAACAACTGCGCTACGACCTGATTTAATGGTTTTAGATTTTGCAGCGGCGGCGGATGATTTTGCTCAGTTTTCAATAGGATTTCCCAAAAGTTGGAATGAAGGCACAGTGAAGTTCCAAGTATTTTGGACGCCGAGTAACACAAACACTGATGATTGCATCTGGGGTTTACAGGGTGTTTCTGTTGCCGATGGTGCGACTATAGATGTTGTTTACGGTACAGCCATAACGGTCACAGACGCAGGTATAGGCACTGTAGAAGACCAACAAGTTTCTCCCGTAAGCGGGGCAGTGACTATTACTAATGCGGCGGTTGATACGCAAACTTACTTTCAAATATTTAGAGATGGAAACGCTGGTGGCGATACATTTAGTGGGGTGTCGCGATTGCTTGGCATTAAACTGTTCTTCACCACAGATGCAGCCAACGATGCGTAGGAGTTTAGCATGAGTTTTGGTTATGAGGTTCTGGGGTTTGGCAGCTTCCCTAATAGGTCAACACTTGAACCTTTTAATGCTACTGGTGGAACAAAAACTACTTCAGAAGGTTTCACGATTCACACTTTTACTTCATCGGGAACTTTTGCTGTGCAAAGTGGGACTCGTGATGTTGATTATTTAGTTATTGCAGGAGGTGGCGGTGGATTCAAGGACCTTGACAGCAAAGGTGGCGGTGGAGCAGGAGGTTATAGAAATACAGTATCTGGGGAATCCTCTGGTAGAAACAGTGCCGCAGAAAGTCAACTTCCTATTGACGCAGGAAACTATACTGTAACGATAGGTGCAGGAGGTACTCAAAGTCCAGCGGCAGGCAGTGAGGGCGCTACTAAGGGTGCTAACACTGTCTTTGAAACGATAACTTCTTTAGGCGGTGGCGCAAGTGGTAGTGGCCTTGGTTTTGAATCAAAACAAAATGGCGGCTCTGGTGCAGGCGGTAGGGGTGACAACTCAGCAAATATAGCTGGGGGCAGTGGAACATCGGGGCAGGGTTTTGATGGAGGAAATAGTGTAGCAGGCACTGCTCAACAAGGCGGTGGTGGTGGCGGCGCAGGAGGCTCTGGAGCAGTTGGAAGCGACAGTAGCAACGGAATTGGAGGTGCAGGACTTTCAAGCAGCATAACAGGTTCCGCAGTAACAAGAGCAGTTGGTGGAAACCGTCACGGCAATCCTGATGCAAATACAGGTGGTGGCGGAGTTGGTAATGGGGCATCTGGTGTCGTGATTATAAGGTATTTAACATGACGGGTTTTGGTTTTAACGTTAGTGGCTTTGGCAGCTTCGCTAATCGCGTTAGTGGAGTTTTTTATGAAGCAACGGGCGGAGCAGTTACGACAAGCGGGAACTTTAAAATACACACGTTTACTTCCTCGGGCACATTCACTGTCAACGTTATTGGAGAAGGTGAATTTGAAGACCTGCAATACGCTATCCTCGCTGGAGGAGGAAATGGTCGAGGTGGAGATAACGGCAATGGCGGCGGCGGCGGCGGCGGTGCAGGGGGGCTTCTTCAAGGAACATTAGTCGTAAGCTCTACAGGCGGTAACACTGTTACTGTTGGCGGTGGCGCAGCGGCTACTAACGGAACAAGAGGAGGTGGCTCTAGTGCCTTCAACCTTACAACTATTGGCGGCGGCGGGGCACATTTTAACCAAGGTAACAGGACTGGCGGGTCTGGATCGGGTGGTTTTGGCCGAAACGATGCAGGGTCCGCTGGCACATCTGGGCAAGGCAATAATGGCGGTAATGGAGCATCGGATGGCGGTGGCGGAGGTGGCGGCGCTGGTTCTGTGGGTGGAAATGCCTCTGGAAATACTGGTGGGAACGGCGGAAGTGGCGTCACTACAACAAATGATATTGTCACGGTAACCGTGGCAGGCGGTGGTGGCGGTGGGGCGGCAAGTTCAGCGTCAGCAGGTTCAGTCAGCGGTGGTGGAGGCGCTGGTGCAACAAGCGGCAATGGGGCGGCTGGTAGCACAAATAGAGGCGGTGGTGGCGGTGGTGGCCATGGCAATAGTGGAACCGGAACATCAGCAAGTGCTGGCGGCTCTGGAATTGTATCTTTTCGCTACCAATTTCAGTAATAGGAATAAACATGGCACACTACGCAAAAATAGAAGACGGGTTTGTGACCAACGTAATTGTTGCAGAGCAAGACTTTATAGACACTCAAGAAGGGCAGTGGGTTCAGACTTCATACAACACTTACGGCGGTCAACATACTTTAGGCGGTACACCCTTACGAAAAAACTATGCTGGGATTGGCTACACATATGACAGCGCAAGGGATGCTTTTATCCCACCCGCACCGTATGCAAGCTGGGTTCTGAACGAGGATACTTGCATGTGGGAAGCACCAGTAGTTTACCCTGACGATGGCAAAATATACAATTGGGATGAAAGCACAACTAATTGGGTTGAGGTAACTTAATGCCCGAAGTAGCAACATGGTTTCCAGTGTCAATATACAGAGAAGTTAACTTACTTGACGAAAACCAAGTTGTTGAGCTGTATGACCATTCTTTAAATTTGCGGAAAAAAGTTCCTTCTGGGTCCGACCATTGGACGGGTAATACGTATGCAACAATCAATACTTTTAATTTACAAACTGACTTAAAGTTTGCACCTTTGTTGCAAGAGATAACAAAGAATGTAAATACTTTTGCAGAGATGCACGGCGCAAAGAATGTCGAATATAAAATAGAAAGTGCTTGGTTAAACATAAATGACGAGCACTCATTTCAAGAGTTTCATTCTCATACGGGGTGTATTTTTTCTTGCGTGTATTGGTTAGCTGCACCAGAGGGGTCTGGTGACTTAGTTTTTGAAGACCCGAAGGAACCTGACATGCTTCCTGTGAAAAACATTGCAGAGTATAACCCTCTAAGTTTTACTAGAATAAACTATCAAGCAGAGGAAAATGCGTTGTTAATATTTAGATCGTACTTGCGCCACATGGTTGCTCCATGCACAAATAAAACAGAAAGAGTTAGTATTGCTGTAAACTTTCAGTGAGGGGTAACAAATGAACAAAGATACAACAAGTTGGGTTGAGGTAACGTAATGTTAGGTTTTGCCCCACTAGCTGACAACTCCATAGCGGGGTTTGGTAATGTTCCTGTAAACGTTGTAGTTACAGGGATTGCCGCAACGGGTGCCATTACATCGGTGACAATCGAAGGCATTGCTAACGTGTCCCCTATAGGGATTCCCGCAACTGGGGCCGTTGGAACGGTAACGATCGACAATAAAAACATTTTTTCTGTTACGGGTGTCGCTGCCACGGGCGCGGTAGGTTCAGTCAACGTTTGGGATTTAATCACCCCGTCTCAATCTCCAAGCTGGGAGGAGATCGCTGCGTAGTTGCTTAGAAGCAGAAGTATGGGTATAGTCTAATTAAATTTATAGTTGAGGTCACATCATGGCTACATACACTGCAGCAAATGCGCTCAAGAAAATATCAACGGGTGATGAGTCTGGCACATGGGGCGACAGCACCAATAACAATTTTGATATTATTGACCGTGCTTCAAACGGCTTTGTTTCAATAGCCCTGTCTGCCACTTCTTTTACGTTGGAACTATCGACCACGGCAGTTTTGTCCAATGGTCACTATAAGGCAATAAAATTTACAGGAACTCCGGGCGGCACATGCACTGTTACGTTGCAGCAAAACGACAAGGCCAGAATCTACATGATTCTGAACAGTACCAATCAGTCTCTGTCGATTACGCAAGGGTCGGGTACTAACGTTACTATTCTGTCTGGTAAATCAGCAATTATTTTAGCTGACGGTGCGGGTTCTGGTGCAGCAGTAACGGACTTTACAAGCTTAATCGAAACTTCTGAATTAGATGTTACGGCGGGAACGGTGAGTGCTAGTAAAGCTGTCGTTGTGGACAGCAATAAAGACATTACAGGTTTTAGGAACGTCACTCTAACCGGGGAGTTGGATGCTGCGACTTTAGATATTTCTGGCGCTGGGGACGTGGCAGGGGCTTTAACCAATGATTCTGCAGCGGTTAAGGTTGCAGGTTTAGAAACTATCTATGTGCCTGCAACAGCAATGTACCCCACTACTTCCTTTGGCTGTGCAGGGTTGTCTCAAGTGGAACTGTCAAACGGCCCTGAAATTAGAACGTTAGACTTTGACGCAAGCACTGACGAAAACGCGCAGTTTACCGTGTGTTTTCCTAAGTCTTGGAATGAGGGAACAGTTACGTTTCAAGCGTTTTGGACAGTCACAGGAACAAATACTGGAACCGTAGCTTGGGGGTTGTCGGGCGTAAGTATTGCGGACGATGTTTCTGTAAACACGTCATTTGGAACTAACGTAGTTGCAACGGCGAAGGCGTTTAGCGGAACGTCTAACGACATGACTACTTCAGCGGTCAGTGGCGCGGTCACTGTAGCCAGTGCTGCGGTAGATACACAGACATACTTTCAGATTATGCGGGATGTTTCCGCTGACGATCAGTCAGGAGATGCTAGGCTTTTAGGAATAAAACTGTTTTACACGACAGACGCAAAGAATGATGCCTGATGCCCCTAGCAAAGTTAAAATTTAAACCCGGAATAAACAAAGAAACCACGCCGTTCTCGGAAGAAAACGGTTGGGTAGATTGTGATAAAGTACGGTTTCGTTTTGGGTATCCGGAAAAGTTAAACGGTTGGGAAAAGAACTCCAACAAAGCTTTTTTGGGGTTGTGCCGTGGGTTGCATGAATTTGTATCTTTGAACGGAGAGAAGTTTTTAGGTCTTGGAACAGAGTTAAAGTTTTATATCAAGCAAGGAACGGACTTCAAAGACGTTACTCCTATCAGGCAAACAACTTCTGCGGGAGATGTTACTTTTTCTGCAAGCAGCGGTTCCGCTGTAATCACAGTGACGGATACAAATCATGGTTGTGTGGCTAATGACTTTGTTACTTTTTCTGGAGCAGCCACACTGGGCGGCACCATAACAGTTAATGTTTTGAATCAAGAGTATCAGATTACAGATGTTGTAGACGGAAACACATACAAGATATCAGCAAGGACCCTCACTACGATTGAAAGTATTACGGTATCTGGAGGGTTAGATGCTACCGCTGTTGCAGCAAACGGCAGCGACACAGGCAACGGCGGAAGTAGCGTTGTTGGAACCTACCAAATCGGCACTGCATTAAACGATGCTGTGTTTGGAACTGGTTGGGGCGCAGGAGTTTGGGGTGGAACAACAACAGGGGCGCTTACCACAACATTGAACGAGGGCGGCACTCTTTCTAATAGTGATACTACTATTACGGTGGCTAGTTCCACGGGCATTGTTGCTACCGATATTATCATGATAGGCACGGAACTTATTCTGGTGGGTGGTATATCCCCC